GTGTAACTGACCAGAGAGCGCCGCTTGCCGCCTCTCTGACGTTTATACTTCTGTTCTGCCAGCTCAGAGTCTTCCTGGCGTATCTCTTCCATCTGGCGAGCCTGAAGCTCTTGCTCTTCCGCAGAGGGTTTGTAAGGTTTAGGTTTGCTTCCCATCGAGATGCCTATACAGTTGATATGGGGTCACTATTGACGCCCGTTGAATACCTAGTAAAGATTTACACGTTTCAACACAAGTGAAAGGCTGGAGAATGTGCCTAACCCTTCTCTGGTTGTAAGGAATCTCCACGCTAAAAGGCTGGATATTCCCCTCAATCCCCTGCGTCCACTCATGCCCTAAGGATATGGAGTTATATTCGTGTAACTGAAGTGGTGATTTACTTCAATCCACTGTTGAGGATGTCGGATGATTGCATAGCAGTGTCCGTAATCCCCTAGAAATCTCCCCCACCAAGTATCTTGCCTTGTATAGACAATAAACCCGTTAAGCTGCCGCGTCTCCAACTGGCTTATTAACGGCCTTGGATTGCTTACCTTTAACACGGGGAGTCTCCTGCAACACCAATACCTTATTGTCGTAATCTGCTCTCACATCCCAACCCTTTAAAGCTGAGTTAAGAGGCTGAACTATTAAACGCTCCACCGCAGTTTTCTGAAGATTGACTTTAAGATCCATCGTTAGTGATGTGGGTGTCGCTTCAATAATCCGCTTAGGCTGTGCTTGTTTGTTCAATAGATCGAACAGGATCACCAGAAGCGCTGCGTGTTTATTAAGAATATTAAGATCAATATCCTCACCAATAGAATTTATCATCCGCTAGGTCTCATAGGGTTGAACTTATTAATAATGACTGGCTGTGGAGGTCTAGCCCCATCCACCAATCTCTCAGACCATGCCATTGCGAAAGTTCGGAACGCATCAGCACAATGGCTTGTGTAGTCATGTAAAGGGTTATCACGGTAAACCCGCTTCTTCTCATCATACTCCCTACGATAAAGAGAGAGATAATCCAGACCTTGTAAGGCGTTCTTTTCGTCGAAGAAACAACGCGGGAATATCCGCTTAACCGCTTCAATACCATCTTGAATTTTATGCTGTGGGACTGTGGTGAAGCTAAAACCAGCCTCCCTTGCAGCATCCCTTCTGCTTTTACCAGTGGTAAGCTCTCTTACCTCGATATCATGGGGAGCGTAATGAATACCACCCATCAATCTATTCTCTTCAAGGTACTGCTTTACATAATTGATGTAGTGAAACAATCCCTCACCTGTGTTCTCGTAGTAGTGAAGGAATCTAATTTCTTGGTTGATAGCCTGACAAAACCAGATTGAAGTAGCATCCGCTATACCTAGATCCCAGAAGGTGTGAACCTTTAAACTGTTCTCGATCGGGATAAATCTAACTCGATTCTGCTTCCTAGCAGACTCAATCTCTTTGCCGTAAATAGCACCCCTGATAGCCGCAGACCATGAGCATTCATACTCTTGCTCGTACTCATCCTCAGACATAATCCTTTTAGCGTCATCCAGCTCCTTCTGGTCGATAATCCCTGTCTCACTAGCCCGATAGATGGACGTGGACCAGTCAGGATCATTCTCAGCGTGCTGGTAGAGGTCGTAGAAGACGTTTCTACCTTTAGGTGTCCCAATGAATAAACCCCAACCTTGACGGTCTGAGAGCGCTGGACGTATAACCTCAGAGAATAACGAGGCTGGCATCTGGGCATACTCATCCAGTACCACGCCATCCAAGTAAATCCCCCTTAACGCATCAGGGTTGTCACAACCGTATAGCTGAATCCTTGCCCCATTGGGATAATCTATCCTAAGCTCAGACTCATTGATCTGTATTGCAGGTATGACTCGTGAATAGTGTTTAAGGTAATCCCACGCCACCTGTTTAGCCTGTTTATAAGTAGGGCATAGATAAGCGTATCGAGGTCTATCTTTAGGCTGGGTCATTGCCTTCTTTAGCAATTCATTGATAGCCAGTACAGTCTTGCCAAACCTACGGTGACAAACAACAACACTCCATCGCTTCAGGTTATTGTGTATGTCCTTTTGTAGCCCTCTGGGCTTGTAGGGTACGGTCACTCCTCCCATCTGATCTTAATATCCGTATCAACAACCTGCTTATCAGTGAACGCTTGAAGGTGCTTACCTAATAACTCGTGAGCCTTTAGAGCATCATTGAACTTTCCATTGCTCTCAGCCTTCTTTGCTAGGCGCTTTATACCATCCATCACACTTTGAACGGTCAATTCATTGGCTTCAGAGTACTCTTTTAGCCTAGAGGCTATCTTGGGGGATCTGAGAAGCTCAAACGCCTCCCTATGGATGCTCTCAGGCTTCATATTCTCAGCGTTATAGGACTTCCTATAAGCCTCTGAAGCGTTCCCTGTCTCGATATACTCGATGCAGAATCGCTCTTGCTTAGGTGTTAAATCCCCGCTAGAAGACATTAACTATCCGTATAAACTGTTCGGGCTGCTGCTGTATCAGAAATAGTCAGCCTTAGCGTGGTAATTGGACCGTATATCCGACCTTCCTGCTTGTCATTATCGCAGACAATAGCATCAGGAACAGGGCGATAGTTTGACCCCCCATCATACGACCTCTCTGCGTAGATGTGCTCAAGGTCTACCAGGTTCCCGTCAGTGAATACAACGATACTTGCTCCACTTGCAATAGAGATGGCAGATGATGACCGGCTAGATGTGCCGGATGTGATAGCTGTTGCAATAGCCATAATTTAACCTATCGTGTTGTGTGTAATTGTTGCTGGTATCTGAGCTGAACCGCCGCCAGTGCTAATAGATGAGTCATTCCATGTAACTTCAAACTCAACCTGCTCTGAACTAAGCACCTGCATCCAGCTTAACGCTCCGTCACTTATAAGTGATGAGCTGCCGTATGTGCCTGTAATAGGTGGCTCTGTCGTTCCCGCTGTGCCTGCGCTTTGCGCCAATAACTCAATATCAGCGTCAATACTTCTTCGTCGATCACCAACTGATATGCCAGCCTCGCTCGCTGTCCATCTAGCAACGGTAGGAACTAGTGCTAAATTAGAGCCGCCAAAATATTCAGAAGCCGCGCCGCCTGAATATCGAAATGTTCGCACTGTTTTACCGTCTATCGTTACATCCTCAGCATGCGTTAGATCGCTTTTGCTTAAAGTATAACCGCCGTTTGAAATAGTAAAATCATCAGGCAGTTGCGCGACTCTATCCGCCAAAGTAGTTGCTGCGCTAGTAATATCACCTGATCCCACTAAAACAGAAAACACTGGCCCTCTATTTCCAGTTGGCCCACTTGACCTGTTAGCTGCGCCAACAATAATGCAAGAAACTGTGCCATTAGACCGCTGTAATGGATGGTAAACACTGCCACCTGCGAGCTTCTGGCCGGTGCCGCTGCATAATATACCAACACCATCAAACGTGCCCTGCTCGCCTAGAACACTCCTAATTGTATCTTTTGCCATATTAAAAACTCCGCTAAGTGGGAGCGCACCCCCTGTCTCTGTGATGCTTGATGTTAGTGTATGAAGCGCTACTACCTCGCTCCCTCTTTGGTCTACTTGATAGGCGCTGATTGATCCTGTCTCACAAACCGCGCCCACATAGCTAAATCTATATAAATCATTGCCGGTAGTATCGGCATCAAGCGTCCAGCTTGGGTTAAGTGTAACATTCGATATTGTATCAGTTACGCCAGAAATATTAAATGTTAGGGAGTCCCAATCCGCACCAGAAGCCGGTTTTTCTGAAAGCGTCAAAGGCGATGAAGGTGACACACCTAACTGTAAAAATTTGGTGTTCTTAATTCCGCTTGGTGTATGCCAATCACCAGCAATGCCTAAAACAGGCTTGCTCAATCCTGCAATAGTCGTATTATAAAAAGACTTAATCCACTCGGGATTGCGCCTCCACAAACCATCGCGGTTGCCCCTTCCAACGCTTCCCATCTCTTTAGGTAGCAATAGAATTACATTCTTCCCTGCTGTCTGCTCTGTAGCTAGCTGCCCCAATAATGCAGAATCACTTGTATCGCCTAGCGGCGCCTCGATAGCGCGTAGATTACCGCCGCTACCATCCAAGTAATGAGTATTCCCTGCATTTAACTGGATGTAATTATTATTAACAGGGTTTAGGCTTTCTTCGGTCGTAATGACATTTAGATCTTGATTGGTGAAGAAATCCCACGCTATAACCGATGTATGTCCGAGATCGTATTTCCAGTTAAAAGGAATATAATCATCTGCGCTGTAATCAGGATCAGCGCCAGCGCTCGACTCTAATTGACGAACTACCCAAGTT